CTGGAAACTCTGGATGAGTTCGATCTGCAGCTCTATGATCATGCAATTGAGTCTGCACGTTTCGAACTCGAAGGATTTCCTATTGTTCGCTTCTCCGGCCGGGCAGTCGATTTATTCGGCGCGTACCCCGACTGGGCTCCTCTCCGTCCCGTAATTCTGACATGGGGTTGAGGAGATGCCAGCCCCGATTGGGCTCAAACTAATCTAAGACCGGGTTTGTTATCATTCTGCAGAGAATCATTTGGCGAGGCGTTGGTAAACCCCGCGTGTACACTCTGATGACACTTACAACTGGTCGCGTCCGTCATGACGTTAAACTGTCTAGGGGGTAGTCCCAATACAACTACAGCGGGTCTCATCTGGGCGGTCGTTGACCGCTTACCCAAAACGCTTCTGGCCTATGTGCAGGTAGTTCCTTCGGGAACGGAATTGCGTACTAAGATGATTCGCATGGTAAGATGGTTCTGGGCTGACTTGTTCAGCTTGGAGCCATTCCTTCTGCAGGTGTCTGGCATGTCGGCTGAAATGAAAGTTTCGTGAGTCCAGTGGTCCAGCCTGTGGTAAAGCAACTAGATTGGCTCGGGTGTGTATGTTCCGCCTAAGCCGCCGTTGACAGAAGGTTGGACGTATAATCTACGTACCTAAACGAATCATTGGAATGTCTACAGACTGCACGGGTAGTGCACAAACAGATGAGATGAACAGTCGCTGGTTTTTCTGTCCAGGGGCCCGCGATAAAACAGAGATTTAATCACGGTTTTGTTTTGATGAAGAAACAAACTAAGAATAAGGGACCCTCAGTGGTTCCGAAAAAGGAGAAGCCTTCTCAGGTCAGGAAGGGATTGTCTCGGGCTGGTCAGGTACAGGAGATCTTCAACCCCAACACGCGGGGAAAGTCGGTTCAAGAACAGAACCAGGCTGCCCGCGTTGCGGCCAAGGGTCAAGTGATGAGAACTCCGGAGAGTAAGGGACACGACAAGTTGCTTTCGTGGGCCCGTCTCTTGAGCAATCCGTTTGTTGGAGTGAATACGGTCAAATGTCCGATGAATTTCAACCCGTCCCCCTCTCTTCTGAGCCAGCGGGTGACTCTCGTGGATTCCCATGCTGATCTCAAGGTGACCGCTTCGACAGCTCGCCAGATGTCAT